CTTAAGATTTGTACTTCCAGTCCTACCAGTTTCTACAGCTGTGCACGGGTTTGGGAGTACTTACCTGCTTATGTTAACGATTACATCGAGTTTAAGACGCGGAAACCGTATTGGCGGGAGAAAGAGGCGTTAAAAAATGACAAAAATTTGTGAAGCCTATTTGTTAATAAGAATTACAAATAAATCCCCCATTGGGGGTATAACAAATACAAATTAATTAGGAAAGTCGTTAATTATAATTAGTGTCGCTCGCTACGCTCGCTAACAACAATGGCGCCGTGATTGCACAGGGCAAAGCATCACTCAGCCGGGCAAATAAAGCGAGCGCGTAGCGCGAGCGGGGCGACACAGTTAGTGTTACTTAGTGGGTGTAATCGTTATTGAGAATCATTCTCAACACATCTGTTTGCGCCTCTTAAATGTACACAAATGCGTAACGTGTTAGCGTCAGTTAAGCGACGTAATTGTGTGTACTAAGTAATAGTAATGTATTGCTTATAGTACAGATAAAATGTACTGATGTATATTAACCAGTTTAATATGTGCACATTGTCTCACCAATCTCACCACGTTGGGTGTCATAGTATATGCATCAACACAGGAGGTCAATGCGACTCATCGAACAGCAAATGTGCAGCGCAGTTGTTAACAAGAATGACTGGAGAAAAGACAATACTGAAGTGTTATACTCTCCGTCACGTGATGTGTGTTGTGTATACCTGCACAAAAATCTCATCGCTACCATTGACAACAACAGCGTTGAAGTTTATGATGGTGGTTGGCAATCAAACACGACCAAATCACGCCTAAATGCTATCATCAAGGGGCTGTGCAATCCTTACGAGCAAGGTGTATTTCAGAAGAAGTATGAATGGTTTATTTATGACAACGGGGAGACTGTAGATTTCCAACACGGTTACACCTTCTCCCGCATTTGATCACAAAACTCCTCATTACATTCGGATGAAAACTAAACTCAACAACGTGACGTTCACTATCAACGAAGCACCGATGAAACATCTGCTGTGGTGTAACAAGGTGCCACGGGGTAAGCGTAACAAATTGCCCAAGGTCAACGGTGTGACACATCAAGAGCTGCACACCAAGCCCTGACATCAGCCTCAACCTGTGCCATACTAACAGCATGAACAAAGAAACTATCCGCTTCAACTCTCAAGGTGTGTACGCTTCTGACTCTCGCCTTGCTAGCATTGCTGCTGAGTGCTTGGCTGCCGAGCGTGCTGCTGTTGCTGCTCGTCGTGCTGCTCTTGCTGCCGGTGCGCAGGAATCCACGTGGCAAGTCAATTGGTAAACCGTCCACTGACGCTTGACTTTCTGCCTCACCTCTGCCATACTTACATCAGTTCAAACAAACACCATGTTCATCAAACGTTCATCCGCTGCCATCCACTGCCTGACTGCTGACGTGCTGCGTGGCACTGCTCGTGTCATGTACACCAACGGCAGCGTGTACGATTACACCAACGTGTCACGTCGTGCCATTGCAAACCTGATGCTCAACCCCAACATGTCGCTCGGCTTCTGGGTCAACGCCAACTGCAAATGTCGCCGGGTCAGCTATACTCAGCGTTACGACGCTGTGCCTATGGTATGATGTAGCTGTCCATTCTATCCACTCATTCTTTTCACATACACTCATGTGGTTTTCTATCTCTGATCGTAATCCTATCGACTCATCAATGGTCAAGGATATCGAGATCAATCCCGAGGCTAATCAAGCCTTCGTTACTTACAACAATGACTCGCGTTATTTGTACTGTAACATTGACCTCGACGACATGTTTGATCTAATGTTTGACAACGTAGAATCACTTGGAAAGTGGGTTAACGAGTCATGCAAAGTTGAGGGCGTAAGTTCCTTCAAAGTATGCGGCTAGTTGTGTCACTCATCAAACAACATCTTTACAACATCATGCAACTTCTCGAAGATCCCACGGCTACAATGACTGACATGCAACTCGCTGTTGCTGACATTCTGGAGACAGATAGTCTGCATCAGATTGATATGTTCATCTACGAATTGCGGTCACACGGTATCGAAGACCCTGCACAACTTGAGGAGGCTTATAGTGGTTGTTTCCCAAGTGTTGAGGCATTCAGTGAGAACTTGATTGAAGAATGTTACAGTGACGCACTCGATGCCATGCCAACATTCCTGCAGACTGCTGTCGATTATGAGATGGTTTGGCACCAGAGTTTGCAATATGATTACATTGAAATCTATTTTGATTATGAATACTATTTCTTCAATCGTAATGTGTAACTAACTACCAACCGATCACAATTTGTCGCTATTACTAATACATAGCGGCATTTTTTTGTGATTCACATTCAACACATTCACCCAAGCAAGTCCGCAGTTTCATGTCTACTGTTTACGTTCTCCGCTATTCTTTGTCTTGTGGCACTGAGCTAGTCTCGTGCTATGATTCAATGTACGGTGTCACCAAACGCATTCAAATGATGGAGTTGCATGACTCTTTCGATGAGGATGAGTCTATCCACATTGAGAAGATGGAAGTTATCTCTGATGAAGAGGCAACTAACCGTTACAACAATGTCCGTACCGCTCTTCACAACCGTAGCCGCGCATGATCTGGTCTGAAACAAACATCATCCTTGCCATCGTCGGTATGGTAGGATTGTTCAGCACTGCTCTTATCTGGCAGCGCTCAAATCGAATCACATATGAATACTATGACAAACGTAAAACCAAAGGATGATGACTGGTTCATCCGTAATGCAATTTATTGCTGGTTGCATAACTTCGATGAAAGCCACCCTTGGCACAGCAAATACAAAGAACTATCACACCGTGAGAAGTTCTTGCCTAAACCACGCCCAGCACGGAGGAGGAAGAAGCCTAATGAGGTTACAGAACTCCTCGCTTAAAGAGTGGAAGTACACACAAACTAACGGTCAGGTGCGCTATCTTTTAGCACCCGATTTAGAGCACGCCGCATGGGCTGCTGCTGAATTGTCCGGTGGCACTAAGTTTGTCAAAGATGTGAGGTTATGCGATGAGTGGTAAGTATTTCCCAAACAACTGGGAAGCTTGGGCAGAAATGCCTGAAGAGTTCCTACATGCTCCCACATGGGAAGAGTTTGAAGACTGGAAACTGCGTGGATGGGAACTACCTAGTTCTGTTTGTTGCATCATCCGCGCCGAGAACAATGGTAGAATCAAAGAGTATGTCTACCAAAAGCAACACGCCGCCGAAAACAGAGTACGTCAACTGATGAATGATGGAGCAGAGTTTACTGTCTGCACCGAAGATCAGTTGCGTCACATTACACCCATCACAACAGACGACTACGAATGAGTATCATCACCCTTGATCAATTTGAAGAATTCAGTGAAGCTTACCCTGAGCTAGCTGAGTGTTACGATTTCACATACACGCAAAGCAAGTCCGCAGTTCTAGAAGAGGAATTTATTGACGAACCCGCTTAGTTGGCGCAACAACCGCGTCATCTCTGCCACACCCGAGCAGATTGATGAACAGATACAACTTGAGCGTGATGCCATTGCATTGGGTCTCAAGAAACTACACAAGAACACACGTGACCTAGAGGGCAAAGACTATGCGTCTGCTAGTGTGTATGGAGCTGCTTCTATTGATACCTTGCTGCCTCTTGTGGTGGCACGTATTGAGTCAACTACCAACAGGATAAAAGAGGGCAAGACTGGTGCTGCGTTCAAAGAGATACAACAGTATCTTGCTGATGTAGAACCGTTAGCTGCTGCTGCACTTGCTGTCAAGGTAACGTTTGATAAAGTCTTCTCATACAAAGAGAAAAGTAACCAAGCTGTCAATGTATGCGACAGTATTGGGTTAGCTGTTGAGCAAGAGTGTCAGATGCGACACTATGAGAAACATGCACCTGGTCTACTGAAGACACTCAAAGATAACTATTGGCATCGTAGTATCGGTACACAACAGAAAGTTGTTGTGATCCGTACACTGATGAACCGTTATGGTGTAGAACAGTGGGATGCATGGGGCAGAGCTAATCGTATCAAACTTGGTGGCTGGTTACTTGACTGCATCATGCAGAGTAGTGGTTGGTTTACCAAAGACATGCAACAGCAGGGACGCAAACGTGTCCAGTTTGTCATCCCAACACCTGAGTTCCTTGAGATCAAAGATAAGATCATGAGGGATGCTGAACTATTCAGTCCACTTGCATGGCCTATGCTTATTGAACCCAACGATTGGGAACCAAAAAGGCATGGCGGTTACATCCTCAATGAGGTGATGCGTGGGCATGATATGGTGCGTCGGGGCGATCCCTTATGTATACAGGGAGATAAACCGCTGGAGTTCTTGAACAAGATCCAGAAGGTTGCTTACCGGCTAAACCCCTTTACTGTAGGGGTAGCGGAAGAGCTAGATAGATTGGAACGAGCTGTTGGTAAGTTCCTCCCTATTATCCATCATGAACTACCTCCTAAACCTGTAGACATTGCAACTAACAAAGAAGCAAGACATGACTACAACAGGAGAGCTGCTGAGGTTCATAACCTACAAGCACAAGAGTTCAGGAAATCGTGTCGTACACGAATGACGATGGAAGCGGTGAATAGGTTTAAAGGTAGAGATAAGTTCTACATCCCGTGGTCGTTTGACTACCGTGGTAGAGCCTACCCTATTCCTGCATTCCTAACACCACAAGACACAGACTTTGGAAAAAGTTTATTGATGTTTGCTGATGGGTCGTACATGACACCTGAAGCTGAGGACTGGTTAGCGTTTCAAGTTGCCACTACATATGGTCTTGATAAAGCTACGATGTCTGACCGTTTGGATTGGGTTAAAGAAAATACACATTTAATCTCTTGTGTCGCTTCTGATCCAATCAAACACATACACGAATGGGAAACCGCTGACGAACCATGGCAATTCCTTGCAGCATGTGATGAGTACTATCATTGTGTGCTAAAGTGTGATCGTCATTTCACACGCCTGCCTATCGCCACAGATGCGACTTGCAGTGGACTCCAAATCCTAGCTGGTCTAGCTAGAGATAAGAGCACAGCCAAGTTAGTCAACGTCCTACCATCTGACAAACCGCAAGATGCTTATGCAGTCGTTGCTACTAGTGCTAGCCCTTACTGCCCTGACAGTATCCGCTTACATATGGATAGAAAAACTGTCAAGCGAGTAGTTATGACGGTACCCTACAATGCTAAACCTTTCAGCAACCGTGGGTACATCAGAGATGCACTGAAAGAGAAAGGTGTTGAGATCGACAAAGACGACTTGACAAAGACAGTCGAAGCTGTTAGAAATGCTATGGATGAGGTCGTACCTGGTCCCATGGCTGTCATGAGCTGGATCGAGTCTGAAGTTGCCAAGGCAATCGACAGAGGAGAAAAAGAGCTGACATGGACAACTCCATCAGGATTTGTCGTCACTCAAAAGCTCATGAAAAAGAAAACAGAACAAGTCGAGTTGCAGTTGATGGGTCGTTGTCAGTTAACCGTCGCCGTCAATGACGATGACAAGGTTGACAAGCAGCACCACAAGAATGCAACTGCACCGAATCTAATCCACTCACTCGATGCATCTCTTCTCCACTTCAGTGCGCTTCGTTTCGACGCACCGATCGCTCTCATTCATGACTCTGTATTGTGTCGTGCTACTGACATGTCTTCTCTCAGTGCAATTGTACGAGAGACATATATGCACCTCTTTGCAGAGCACGATTACTTGCGAGACTTTGCTCACCAGATAGGAGCAGAGACTGAACCACCGATCATCGGAGACCTTGAACCGGAATCCGTGATTGAATCCACTTACTTTTTTTGTTAATGCCACGTACTATCCACAAGACTGAACAGCCTGTTGTCCTCGAAGGTTACCAAGCTGTACTGAAGCCAAGCAAATTTGGCTACTCCCTCTCTGCTATTGTCGGTGAGGAAATGATTGACGCCCTGGAAACTGACCGTGAGGAATCACTGCAGTGGGCACAAGGTAAACTGAAGAACCCTAAGCGTTCTACGCTCAAGCCTGAGCCGTGGGAAGAAGTTGCTGAGGGTAAGTACAAAGTCAAGTTCTCTTGGAATGAAGAAACCAAGCCGCCTGTTGTTGACACCGAAGGTACACACATCACAGACGAGAATACGCCCATGTATTCTGGAAGCACAGTTAAGCTGGCGTTCTATCAAAAGCCGTACATCCTGCGTGATGGCGTCACGTATGGAACTAGCCTTAAACTGGTTGGTGTACAACTGGTGTCTCTCAATTCAGGAGCTGGTGTAGACACTGGCGACATGGCTGCAGAAGATGTAGCCGCCCTGTTTGGCAAGACTGACGGCTTCAAAGCCGGTGACCCTTCTGTAACTGTTATCCCCGAGGACATGTCTGATGACTTCTGATTTCCAATTCACTGTTGCCAAGGATGAGGTAACTGGTATCTACAAAGGTACTCTTGACATCCAACTGCCTCCCATCAACGTCACCCGTTACAAGGCTGACAAGAACGACTTTAAGTATGAAATGCAGCGTGCTGTAACTGAGGTCGTTGAGGCTATCATTGAAAAGAACTTGGATGACTGATGGCATTCAGATCCAAGCTCGAAGAACAAGTTGCTGACTTACTTGTCGATCTTGGAGTAAAGTACGAGTACGAAACAACTAAAGTCCGTTACATTATCCAGCACGTTTACACACCTGATTTTGTTTTACCAAACGGTGTCGTGCTGGAGTGTAAGGGCTATTGGGAACCTGCTGACCGACGTAAGATCAGGGCTGTAAAGGATCTCAATCCTAACCTTGACTTGCGTATGGTCTTTCAGGCTCCATACAATAAGATCAGCAAAAAATCTAAAACTACATACGCTAAGTGGTGCGAGAAGCATGACATCCCTTGGACATCCTTCAAGGACATCCCCCTCGACTGGCTCCTCTGAATTCTTATTCCATGAGCCCTGTGAGGAGTGCGGGTCATCAGATGCTAAGAGTGTCTATGATGACGGTCACTCCTACTGTTTTGTTTGCCATCACTACACACACGGTGATGGTGAACCTTCTTTACACATTCATCAAACCAAAAGTGTGCAAATACTAGGCTCAGCCGAACGGCTGCAGAAACGCAACATCTCACAAAAAGTATGTGAGAAATA